TTGGTGGCGCGGCCATAGGAGCCTCTTGCTGGGTCGCGCGCGAAGTCTACGGCGTCGAGAATCCCAAGTGGGTCATCTTCCGCGAATGGATGCTGAACAAGTCTCCCAAGTGGTTCCGCGCGCTTTATCTGACCTACGGCGAGCGTTTCGCGGCGTGGATCAAAGACAAGCCGAAGCTCAAGACGATGATCCGCAATTGGATGGACGCGAGGATTGTTCATGCCTCGTAGACAGCAGACCCAATACCGCCAGATCGAAGCCCAGCAGCCGTATATGGGCGAGTATTCCGCGCTTGCCGAGCAATTCCTTCGCAAGAAGGACAAACCCATCTATTCGGTGGGGCAGGGCCTTGTAGAAGCTGGCTCTGACATTGCCGAGGCGTTCCTGATGAAGAAAGCGGCGGAACGTGAGCAGCGGAAAGAAGATAAAGACATTAGCGACGTTGCCATGGCGCAACGGTTCGCAATGGACCCCGGCTTGGCGCGCGATAAGAACAGCGGGGCGTTATACTCGGCGGAAGACTTCGGAGGTCTGCAGACGCAGGGCATTGAGCCCATGAGCGCGCAGCAACGCGCAGCCGCGGCAACGGGCAGGCTCTCGGATGTTAACCCGAGGGCGGCGCTCGCCACGGCTCCGGGGATGCTTGACCTTGCCCAGCAGTTTGAAGCGCCGAAAGACACATACGAAATCAACAAAGAGTTTGGGGTTATGCGGAGGCCTGCTGGCGGGGGCCAGCCCGAAGTCGTAATGTCAGTTCCGACCCCCGCAAGGGCATCGCAGCTTTTGACGCCCGACGAAGAAGCACAGAAATTGCGGATTCAGGCAGCAGGACGCACCCCTCAAGCTGCAATGACGCCTGTGGAGATGTACCAAAAGAACTTTGGCCCGCTTGCTCCTGGCATGATGCCGGAGATTGTTGACGGCAGGATTACGCCGCGACAGGTTCCGCAGCCAAGCGGCCCGCAAGACCCCGCCGTTATCGAACAAAAGCGCATCGAGGCGCTTAAGGCCGACCTACCCAGCGCGCAGAATAAACTTATGTCTGTGACCCAGCCCTTGCGCTCGTTGGCGGGCCAAATCCGCGCAGCCAAAACCGACCCGAACACTAAAGACGTTACCGGGCCATATGAAGGGCGGACAAGCGGCGGTGTCTTGGGGCGGTTCTCCGAAGGCAATTCGACCGCGGCGTCTCGCATCGAAAACATTAGGAACGTCGCGCAGTCAATCGGTTTGAACTTGACGCGCATGGGCGGTATCGCGCCGGGTAGCATAACGCAGGCGGAATGGCCGAAGTTCGAGGCTTACGTTGCCAACCTCGACCCTATGCAGGGTGATGAGGCGTTTACCAAACAATTGGACGTTGCCGAGCAAATGGCTACCGGCCTCCTTAATGCAATGGAGACAGAGTTCAAAACCACTTACGCACCAGTCCTCCCCAAAGTAGAAGCGCCCACTACAAGCGGCGTTTCAGGCTCTTGGGGCGATGGCAGAACTAAGGTCATCGCGGGCGCTCGCGTGACAAGGCTCGACTAATGCCCAAGTACAAGGTCGAACTCCCGAGCGGAACATATCAGATTGAGGCTGACGACGAAGGCCAACTTGAGGCCGCCATTAGCGAACTTGGCGGGCAGAGCGGCCCCAAGGCGCCAACGTCCGACACCGCGCAGATGTTTAACCGCGGAATGACGGCGGGACTGTCCGACTATCCGGCGGCGGCTGGCAAGTACGTTGGGGACAAGATCGGCGGCGCTTTGTTGAACGCGACTGGTAAGCAGAGGACGCTTGCTGACTTGGTAGCCCCATCCCGGCCAAATGTGGGGAATAAGTCGTTTGAACAGTCCCTCCAAGAAGTACGCGCGGGCAATACGGCGTTCCGCGACGAAAGCCCGGTTCTGGCCTATGGTGCGGAAATCGCCGGGGGTATTGCATCCCCTATCTTCCGGGGTGTTGCCAAGGGCACTCAATACGGCATGGACAAGGCCGCGCAGTTCCTTGGTAAGACCGTCCCGAAATATGTTGGCTATGGCTTCCAGGGCGGCGCTGCTGGCCTAACAGGGGGCATTGGCGGCGCTCAGAACGAACAGGGCGGCGTTCCTAGCCTCGGAGACGTAGCGGAGCAGGGTAGCGTTGGCGCAACTCTTGGCGGCGCTCTCGGGGTATCTATTCCTGCGGGGATCGAAGTTGGCCGCAAAGTCATTAACTCCACGGTCCAACCCGTTCTTGATCGCGTTGCCAAAAGCGGCCCGGTTAATGCTGCGGCCCGTCGCACCCTGGACTATCTGGAATCGCGCGGGCTTACTCCCCAGCAACTCCAAGCCAAGATGAACGTCCGCAACGCTGACGGGCAAGGCATGATTGCCGATGTGTTGCCAGAACTTGCCGACGACGCGGCCCAAGTCAGGGGCGCGGCTCAGACTGCGGCTAGTCGCAACCTCACAAGCCGCCAGGGCACGATTATGTCTCCGAGCGGGCAGGGCGACAGGCTTTCGGAATCGGTGTTTAAGAACCTGTCGGGCGATGACTTCCTAACCACCATAGACGATTTGCAGAAGGCCAGGACCGTAGACGCCGGCCCAAAGTATGACGCGGCGTTTGCCGAGCAGACAGGCCCCGCGACAACTAGAAGCCGTCAGATCACAAGCCCGACGATTGAGCGTCTTTTGGAAGATGACGATATCCAAAAGGGCATCGCAACGGGCGTAAAGCTCCTGCAAAAGGAATCGTCCGTCACTGGTGCGCCGGTCAATCTTGCCGACTACGCTTTGAAGCGTAACGCCCAAGGCCAGTTTGAACGTGTTGGCACGCCTACGCTTCGCCTTCTCGATGCGGCAAAGCGCGGCATTGATGACATGCTGTTCAATGGCGACGGATTCCGCAACCAATTCGGCAAACTGACGCAGATGGGGGACGCTCTGGAAAACCAGCGTGCAGCTCTAGTCAGCGAGATGGACCGATTGACCGTCGATCAATCTGGCAAGTCTATATACAAAGCCGCGCGAGACGCTTGGGCTGGGCCATCCCGTTCGCTCGATATGATGCAGCGTGGGCGCGACTTCATCAAGGAAGGCGGCGCGGACGAAACCACGGCTTTCTTCAAAGGTCTTGGGGAGAGCGAAAGAGAGTTCTACCGCATCGGCGTTGCCAAGCAACTTCGCGAGATGATCGAAACGTCTGCGGACGAGGCGAACAAAGCCAAGAAGATTTTTGGCAGCGATGCCATGCGGACGAAGCTGGAAGCCATTTTCCCATCTCGGAAAGCCTTCAACGAGTTCCGCAAGTCCGTCCTTATGGAGATGGAACGCTCGAACACAAAGCAGACGGTTATTGGTGGATCTCAGACCGCCAAGAGATTGGCAGGCCGCGATCAATTCGAGATGGACCCGAGCGGCCCGCTGATTGATATGGCGACAGGAAACCCGCGCCAAGGTGCTGTCGGGTTTTTGCGTCAAGCCGCCCGCGCTCTGAACGCGCCTCCGAAATCTACTGCCGAGCAATTAGCAGTTCTGTTTAGCCGCGACCCTGTAAAGCAAACAAAGTTTATTCAGAGCCTCGACAACCGCGCGATGGCCAGCAGGCTTTTAAGTCAGAAACCGTTGCCGCGTGATTTGCTGTCGCGTGCGGGCGTCCCGTTGTTCGGATCGTCAAACCAATGACCGTAACGCATCTTATGAACGCCCTGCCACATAACGGTTGCGCCGATCCATCCGAGGCAGAACGTGACCATCGTTTGAGTGCCCCAGGTCCATTCGATTGCTTGGAAAAGAAAACCAAGCCCGACCATGACGGCTACAACAACGAAGTTAGCGAGAAAAATCATGTTCCGGCCTGCTGGCTGCAAACCTTGATTTTACCGCAAAAACAAGCATCACGGAAGACACTGGAAACGCCCGCAACACGGGCATTTTCGAGGGATTTTAGCTAATGGCCTTTAACGGAAGTGGTACGTTCGTCCGCGTTTATAGCTGGGCCACGGACAAGGCCAACGGCATCAAAATCCGTGCGGATCGCATGGATGGAGAGGACGATGGCTTTGCAACCGGCCTTTCCACTTGCGTTACCCGTGATGGCCAATCCCCGGCCACAGCAAACCTCCCCATGGGGACGTTCAAGCACACGGGCGTTGCCGTTGCATCGGCCCGCACTGACTATCTGAGGGCATCCCAGGCCCAAGATAACGACCTGACGTACTTCACAAGCGCAGGGACGATCAACGCGTACACCCTGACGCCCGCGCCGGCCATTACAGGGCTGACGGCTGGCCAAGAATGGCTTGTAAAAATCCATGCGGCTTGTGCCGCAACGCCGACGCTTGCTGTGTCAGGGCTTGCCGCGGCTACGATTGTTTACGCTGACGGCTCGGCGCTCCCGGCGAACGCGCTTGCCACCAACGGGCAATATACGTTCCGGTATGACGGCACGAACTACCGCGTGAACCTTTCCGCATCAACCACGCTTGGGCTGACTTCTGGAACGGATATTTCCGGCGCCATCGCGGTAGCGGTTAATACCAAGTACCTCTGCGACTTCACCGCATCGTCTTACACGATCACTTTGCCGGCGGCTCCTGCCGCGGGCGATATGATTCTACTCACAAAGTTTGGCACGTTTGCCATGACGCTTGCTTTGAACGGCTTGAAGTTCAACGGCTCAACAAACAACCCCGTAACGACCGCGGAGGGCTCCACGCTTCTCCGATATACCGGCGCATCACGCGGCTGGGTGGAGATGTAAATGGCACTCTTCGGAAAAGACCTTGGGATTCACTTCAATCAGCCGTCGCAGTTCCAACCTATTATTGCGCCTGTGGCTGATTTGAATATTTTCGACAACGGCAACATCATTAGAGAATCGAGCACCACGGCGTTTTTCACGCAGATGGCCTCGCGTGGATTGCAGGACACAACGAATTGGACGGCGAACACTTACAAGACCCTGCTCACCGTCACAGGTGCGGGGTTCGTCGCTGGCATTGTTGGCCCTACCGCGGGCGGGGCTGAAACAACCACGTTTGAAATCACCACGGACGGCGTTCTTGATGAAATAGCCATAACCGTTGCGGCCAGCCAGCGCGCGGTTCTTCTCGCAAAGTATGGTGGGCCGACCGATTTTACTTCGGCGGAACTCTTTATGTATGCCGGGGTGAGCGGCGCGCTTGGAGCTGATAAAGCGACGTTTACCATATCGTCAAACCCGGTTGGCGTTATTCCCGGTTGGCGTCAAATGGCGATGTATCCGCAGCTTCGGTTTAGTCAATCGCTTCTAATCCGCGCGAAGCACTCTGCAAACATCACAAACGCCACCGCGACGGCTTATAGCGCCGTCATGTATCGACTGGACCTGTAATCATGACCGAGATTGTCAAAGTCTCATGTTACCCGAATGAAGGAACGCCGCAGGTTATCGCGGGCGACCCCCAGGCGGGCGACTTGGTTCGCATCACGACTGCGAGCGGGGCGGTTATTTATGAGCGGTTTACGCCCGCGCCATCGCCGCCGGGGACACGTCCGCTAGTTCTATCCGCTACGGGGTTCATGGATGCTGCGATTGCCGGCCTCCGCACCGCGAACGGTTCGACGCAAGCCGCAGCCGAGGCGCGTTTTCAGGAAATCATTGAGGGCGCAAATAACTTTGCGGGCTCGACTGAAATCGCCAAGCGTATCCGCTACGTCCATGAGCGATACGCGAAGGCAACCACGTTTAATAAGGCCGTGGTCGTGGGGATGCTTGCTCTGTTCCGCTCTGCCGGCGTGGCGTCTCTTACGGCAGATGAAGAAACGGGCATGTTAGCGGCATGGCCCGAAGCATAGCAGATCGCCCCCGGCCTAAATCGCCAACTAAAGGCCGGGGACTAGCCAGCACGACTACTTCTGAGGAGTCGCCATGCGAGCTTGCAAAGGGGTTAACGCCCCATGACCGAAGATGTTCGTATTGGCGAGGTCATTACTAAGACTGCCGTCCTTGAATCCCGTTTAGACGGCCATGAGGACATTTGCGCCAAGAGGTATGGGGAGATTGCCGAGGCTTTTGGTGATCTAAAATCAAAACTTGTGGGGATCGAAAGCCGGATGACCGGCGCGCTCATCACCCTCGTTTTAATCCTCACAACGGCCCTAGCGACGGTCCTGTGGGCTAAAATGAATGGTGGGTAATGCCCCCAGCCCCACTATCCAGGGAATTAGCCCAACAGGCCATAGACCTTAAAGCGAAGTGGGGGACATGGGCGAGGGCTTCAAGGGAATCAGGAATACCCACTACAACTCTGCATAATAGGGCGGGAGATGCTTTGCAAATGGGGCTTACGCCCCTTGAGGACCGCCACACCGCAGGGCTTGTAAGCATTAACGAAAACCTCCGCGATGAGGTCGAACGTCTGCGGGGTGAGATTGGCGAACTTAATGCCAAACTAACCCAATCTGTGCGGCCCAAGTTCACAATCCGCCAAGAGGTGCGCGGGTCGGCCTCCAAGATCCGTATGCTTGCCATTGGCGACACGCACGACGATAGACACATTCCCAAAGACCGCTTTCAGTGGCTCGGCAAATACGCGCGCGAGATTACCCCCGATGTGGTTTTGCAGATCGGGGATATGGCGACGATGGACAGCCTCAATTTCCACATCCCAAACGAAAGCCTGGACGGGAAACTAAAGCCAAGCTTTGAAGCAGATATGGGTTCGCTCAATCTCGCCCTCCAAGCCTTTGGCTGCGACGGGATCGAGAAACACGTAACTCTCGGAAACCACGAACGGCGCGTCTGGAATTATGAGCAATCCAATCCCGAGATGGCCGGCAAGCTGGTTTGCACGCTCGACAGCGTCCTGAAAAATAACGGGTGGACCTATAGCCCTTACGGAATAATCCAATACTACGGCGGCGTCGGCTTCGTGCATTGCGCGCTGAATACGCTCGGCAAATCCTACGGCGGAAAGAACTGCCTTCCCACGATTGCGAATGACAGCGTTTCGGATTTGGTCATTGGCCACTCGCACCGCGCCCGCGTGCATCAGGCGCCGAAGATTGGGCAGCGTTATCCCACGACAATCATTGACCTTGGATGTGCACTTCCTGACCAACACATAGAAAGCTATGCCGGGACGGCCCTCAATGGATGGACCTGGGGAGCCTACGAACTGCTCATTCAGCACGGCCACATCCAAAGCGCCAAGTTCGTCTCAATGGCCGAACTCGAGGAACGCTACGCATGAGCGAGGAACCCGAAGTCCCGGTTGAGTTCGTAGAACTCCCGTACCCGTTTCTGGAAACCAACCACGCCAAGCTCCGCTGCTTCATTGCTGAGCACTTCATGAACGCTGAGATCGACGGCAACATTTTAGTGGCCAACATGGACGCGGTTTATCAGTGGGTACTGAAGGGCACTGTATCGAAGGCCCGCGCGAAACCGCAACTGGTGAAGCCATGAGCGAGAAGATCGGCCCCTTCATCGTCCCGACCGCAGATGGTGGCGTGGCCCTGATCTACGACTACGAACGCATCGAACTCGACCAACAGACCGCTCAACACTGGTGGTGGACCTTGAGCCAGTACTTGAACAGATGGGCGGAAGAACAAAGGAAAAGGACTAAGTGAGAATGGCTATTGCACTGAAAAGCAGCGCGCGGATTACAGGGGTTAGACCGGAAACCCTATTCGCCATGCGCGTGGCTGAAGGCGTGTTCGAGGACCGCAAGCTAGGGCTGATGACCATTACGTCCTGCAATGACGGCAAGCACTCCCCCGGAAGCAAACACTATGTCGGCGGGGCTTTTGACATTCGCACGCGCGATATCCCGCAGGACCAATGGCAAATCGTAGCCGGCGATATCCGCGAACGGCTTGGAACCGAGTTCGATGTGGTTGTCGAGAAAGACCATTTTCATATCGAACTCGATCCCAAAACCCCCATCAACGCATAGGAGATAATCATGGAAGCTAAATCAATCTTCGCCAGCCGTACCCTTTGGGCCAACGTTATCGGTGGAGCTGTAGCCATCGCCACGGCATTTGGCCTCGACCTCGACATTGACGCCGAAGCGCAGACCGCAATCGTCGGCGGCATTATGGCCGTTGTGAACATCGTCCTGCGCTTCATGACCTCGGCCCCCGTGACGGTGACGAGGGCCGAATGACGGCAATTATCGGCCTCGGAATTGCGGGCCTCGCGTTCCTGGCTTTGTACCTGTTCGGGCGCAAAGCCGGGAAAGACGCGGCTAAGGCCAAAACCTTGGAGAAAACCATTGAACAAATTGTGGATGCTGTGCGCCCTGCCACTGATGTTGAGCTTGACAGGGTGCGGAGCAAGTACAGGCGGGATTAAAGCCGCCTGCGCTGTGTTTACGGCGCCGTCGTGGTCAAGCCGGGATACCCCTGAAACCCAGGTCTGGATGGAAAACTATGCAGTCCGATATGAAAGACTTTGCGTCGATGCTCGATAGCTTTGTGGAGTGGGTCGCGGAACATGGGCGGGTGATGCTTTACAGCTTCCTTGCCGGCGTCATCCTGATGCTTGTGTTCGGGTGTAGCGCAGCCAATGCCTACACAAAGCCCCAGGGAGCCCCGGAGATTGCCGTTCCCGCTCATGGGGTAGTTGTGGCCATCTTCGCCGCACAAACGCCTGTAGGGCACGGCATAGGGGTTTTTGAGCAACGTGGGGCGGACTGGTATCTGTGCGGTCAATGTATCATCGCAGAATACCCCACTATGGATAGCGCGGTTTCCGGCGCCGGTGGGGCTCTGCCTTATATGGCGAGCAAGGTTCCAGAACTTAACGCTATCCTCGCAAGCCGATACCCTGCCACAGGCACGCCGCCTACTGGGTCAACCATTGATCGAGTTAATTAGGCTCTCTCGGGGTCGAGTGTCGATCTTCATGGCGCGGATTGCTGCGCGGGCAGTCGGTAGGTATTCGGTCCAATCCAGCTCAAGTCCACCCTTCGCTTCTGGAAAGTCGAACGGTGCAGCAAACCCGGTATCAATTTGATGCTGGTTTATGTCGCGGGAAATCGCTTTAGCTACGCGCGTTTCCATCTCCGTGGCATCGACCGCTCCGCTCATTGTTTTCTCTGCACTCACGCCAACCTCCATTTGCCAAGCCATCTTACGCGCCTAAAGCGCGTCCTATCAATTCCCCATCCGTGTGAGGGGAGCGGTCGGGGTCATGCTGCGGGCCTTTCGATCTGATCCACCATTGTGATGCGCCGGCCAATCCAGGCCATCACGGGCACGGCCATTGAGTTCCCCAGCGCCTTGTAGCGAGGGCCATCAGCGGCCATGCCGTTGCGGTAAGGAATCAAAGTATAATCGTCAGGAAATCCCTGTAATCTTTCGCACTCCCGCGGTGTAAGGCGGCGCACGGCGGCTGATGTGGAAAGCATGGGCGTATTGCGCCCGCTTGCGTTGCTGTTCGTGTTCAAAGTGTTAAACACGTCCCCCGCGCGCACCTCGCCTGTCTGGTTTTGAGCAAAGGCCACGGCTTGCTGAATGCAGTCGCCCCCTTGTTGGTTGCCCCCGACAGGGCCACCCGCCATGACAGGCTGCGCTACGTCCACGGCGCGTGCCTTGTAATCACGGCTCGAGTTCTGCGGCATGATCGACCACGCGACGTAGGTTTGCTCGACTTGGTTGCCGCCAGAGTTGGCGCCGAGGCTGTTCGACACTGCGACCTGGCGGATCTGCATTGCCATAGGACTGGCCCCGTTTACACCTGACCCAGCCGTCCCGATTGTCGCTGCAACCTCGCCAGTTATGATTCCGTTATAGCAGTCAACGCCAATCGTGACAGGCACAAGCGGCGTTCCCCGTCCCGTCCCATTTTCACTCGCGTCAAAGCCATCAGCGCGCAGGGAGTGGGTAACGAACGTCTCACTTTCACCGTCAATGCGACCGACGCCGCCCTTGGCGTTTAAAGCCCTAGCGATTAGATGACCGGCCTGAGCTTGGTTATCGTCCGCGCCGCATGTTCCAACGCCGTTTGCAGTGAGCGCGGCAACTCCCGGCCCCGCTTGGCGGCGCGGCGCAGTATCCCCGCGCAGGCTTTCGCGCTCAAAAAGAACCGCTGCGGCACGTCGCCAGTCTCCAAGGTGTCCGACAACGAACACACGGCGGCGGCGCTGGGCCACTCCGAAGTACTGAGCGTCAAGCACTCGATAGGCGAACCCATACCCGAGTTCTGCCAAGCCCCCGAGGATGGAACCAAAGTCCCGTCCTCCGTTCGATGACAGTACACCGGGGACGTTCTCCCAAACCACCCATCGGGCGCGTGAGCGGCGAGCAAGTTGAAGAAACGCGAGGGCCAGGTTGCCACGCGCGTCGCCCAAGCCGCCCCGCAATCCTGCGATCGAAAAGCTCTGGCAGGGGGTTCCGCCGACAAGAAGGTCAATTGGTTCATATTCGCCCTCGCGAATGGTGGTGAAGTCCCCATGCAACGGCACATCGGGATAGTGGTGCGCGAGGACCGCCCGCGGGAATTTGTCGATCTCGGAATAGAAGGCCGGCCGCCAGCCGAGCGGATGCCATGCGACCGTGGCCGCTTCGATGCCGGAACAGACTGAGCCGTACCGCATCAGGCCCTCGCGATCTTTACGAGGGGGGATACGAGGGGGATTTGGCCCGCCGCCGGTTCACTATCGGTCATGGTCCTACGTCCCCGTGGGTGTGGGAGCGGGCTTCTCGGTGAGGAGGGCGAGGATGGCGTTGACTTCGTATTCAGTTCGCCTGTCTCTATCCAAACTTTCCGAATTGAACCAATCGACACGCGCTTGTTGTAATGCCGATTCGATCTGCTCCCGCGTGACCGTCTGTGCCTGGGGTGGCGTCTGACTGGCGCGGAGGTGGTCACGCAAAGCTCTGGCGACCGTTGCGTTTCTGCTCCACCCGCCAACTTGATGGTTTTCAGCGATCATTTCGTCGCACAGTTTCAGCAGTTCTTCTGCGGTCATACGTTCTTCGCTCATGTGGTCACCGTGAAGGGATGGAGGGCTTCGTCCATATCGGGAAGTAACTGCGTCAGGCCGGGGTGTCCGCCCAGTATCCAGCCCTTTTCGGTACGGCACGCGCGCACCTTGGCGAGCGTTTCGGCGCACTTAACCAGGGCACGAATAATATCTGTGTCCGACGTGTACTCGCTCAGGTCGTCCATATAGCGCGTGCTGCCTGAGCGAAGGTCGCAGGCTTCCTCGTATGCTTTCTCAGCCGCTTCTTTCAGGGCCTTCAGGTCAATACGTTCAGTCATTTGTCGTGTCCCTTCGTGGTTAGCCGTCGCCGTAGCCGGAGCCGTAGCCGGAGCCGGAGCCGTAGCCGGAGCCGTAGCCGTCGCCGTAGCCGGAGCCGGAGCCGTAGCCGGAGCCGTAGCCGTCGCCGTAGCCGTCGCCGTCGCCGTAGCCGGAGCCGGAGCCGTAGCCGTAGCCGTAGCCGTAGCCGTAGCCGTAGCCGGAGCCGTAGCCGGAGCCGTAGCCGTCATAAATTTTGGGTTCCATCACTTGCCCCACGATTGGCCGCGCAAGCACTTTTCACCCTTGTTCGACGTTGGGATGATTTCGATTGCCTGCGTAAGAATAACGGTCGGTGTTTCCTCGGAAATCTTCGAGGCTTTATCGACGCCATTCAAAGCCACCTCATGCAGCGTGTTCGCGCCCTGCCATTGCCAGATGCGCTTGGCTTCTGTCAGAACGACCTCCTGGCCATTGCGGGACTTCAAAACGCCCACATGCACGCCCGCCGAATACGTGCGGACAACCACGTATTTTCCGGTGAACTCGCAGCACGACGAAGATTGCGCCGACTGATTGCCGCCGAACATGCACGCCAGTTTCCGGGCTTCTCCGATAGTCAGATCATCAAGGTTCATAGGCTTATTCCTTTTCTGCTTGAGGGGTAGGGGTAGGGCTTGGCAAGGACGCGCTTAGGCGCGTTGACGCTACAAACTTCTTGCCGGCCTCTGTAGTTGTGATCCACTTCCGCCATAAGCGGTCGGCCACCTGGAGCATCTTGAACCGATGCCGCATCTCGAATGACTGTTCGCCAATCGAGTGCTGTTCATGGTGATGCCACTCACAGAGCGGAATGGCAAAGTTGTCGCCTGGCTTCATGCCTACGCCGCCATCAGATCCACGGCGCACATGAGCGGCCTGGATTTTACCACCGCATCCCGTGGGGTCGTTCTCAACACAGGCGCAGTTATAGCCGCGAATGTGCTGGAGGAATGACGGGCAACGAATCGGGGCGTCCTCTTTCGGGGCCATCATGCGGGGGCGGGTTCTGCGCTTCGGTATCAACGTGCGAACTCCCTCAGTTCAAAGTCAGTGCGGAGCGCGTCAAAGCGGGCGGCGGCTTCGGGGTCGGTGTCGAGGTTTTTCTTCTCTTTGATCGCCAATGTTGCCTTTAAGATTCGGTTGGCAGATTCGTAACCATCATTCGTTCCGCGCTGTGAGCCCATCACGCCAAGCCATTTCTGAACCTCAACGTCCTGGCACATCAGGAAGGCAACGCTCGACCGCTTACGCGCAGCCTTCTCGACCGCCACGGGTTCCACGGCCTTCTCTGGAACGGTAGGCGCATTAAGCGCCTCTACGTCCATCCTCGCCACCGCCACATGCACAGGGTTAGCCCTATCAGGAGCCCCGAACAGTCGGAGGAACTCGTTTGAGTGTTCGATGGGAATGTCGATTGAAATTCTGGCCACCTTAAATCCGGCCATGAATTTACAATCGACGTAGACCCCTTGCATGACGGCGGGTTTGTCGGTCACTGGGTCACCTATCAAAAAGGCACGTCATCCTGGTACATATCGTCGCCACGGGTAGCGCGCCCACGATCCGCCACCGGCTTGTCATCCCGATTGCCGCCGCCGTGGAGTTTCACTTCCATCACCGAAAGCTCGATCTGACCGCGCGGCTCTTTGGTAGTCTTGTCAGCCCACACTCCAACAACGGGCTCGCCCACGACCTCGACCAGTGAGCCCTTGGAAAGCATTTCCGCCAACTTGGTAGCGCGCTTGCCGAAGATAGCGCATTTCACCCAATGGCTTTTCTTCTTGTCGCCATACCCGGTGTCGTAGGCCATTGACCAAGAACAGACCTCTGTTCCGTTGCTGAGTGTTTTCAATTCGGCGTCTTTGCCGAGGCGTCCTGTGCAGATAAATGTGGCCATTTTGATTGCTCCTATTCGGCGGCTTGCTTGGAGTGTTGGCCGACCTTCATGTCGTAAGCAGCGGCGCAGCTTTCGTAGAGTTCCTTGGAGAGGCTCTCCAAGTTGGCCTTGTTGTCATCGTGGAGCTTGGTCGCGGCCTGGACGTCAGGAGCTTTCGCCATGCGTTCCACGAACTTCTTGGCGAATTCCTCGGGCGTCTTGGCTGTGAGCGTCCACGGAACGTCAGCGGACTTCGGAGCGGTCGGTTGCGCGGGCAGGCGTCCGCCGCCATTGCCAGACACGGCAGCGTTGCCATCGTCATCTTCATCGGAGCAGACGCCAAGCGCCGACGCCAAGCTGTAACGGCGGGCATATGTGGCGGCCGAGCCGAGCCCCTGCGCGTCCTGCTTGCCGGCAGGAACATAGAGCGGGCCGAACTCCATCCATTGCCCGGTTTTGTGAACAACGCGGGTAATGACAGTCACACCGCCGTCAGCGTTTCCGACCTCTTGCAGCACCGAAAGTCCGGCCTTTGCAAACGGAACGCGGATTGCCTCAAACACGCTGGCAAGGTCGGCATACTTCGACTTGAAGTGCGGGTTGGTCGCGTCTTTGACGGCGGGTTTCATTTCGCCCTGGGCTACGGCAAGCGCGGCGCAGATGGCGTCGATTGCTTCAGATGTTCTCATTACGCGGTTTCCTTCTTTGCTTTGAGTTCCTTGATCGTGCATCCACGACCGTCTTTGACGATTTCGATTCCGTGGCCGTAACCGCGGCGCATGTCGGGTTCCATGAGGGCCTTCAGATCCTTTGCGGCCTTCTCAAATTCCTTGGCTTGGTCGCGGAGCATCAGCCAATCCGAGGCGCGGACAGCCCATGTGTTATTGGCGCGCATATCAACGTCTCGGGTCGGCGGAACGAGTTCCGGCGCGTTGATGGTCTTGGCCGTGTCAATCTCGATATCCATCACGACATGGTTCCAGAACACTTGTTCGACCTTGATAAGGTGGGCGATGTAATCCTCGTCGCGCTCGACCTTGCGCCATTCGTGGCGATCCGAGCCGATGAAAACCGAGAGGTAGCAAGCCTGCGCGCCGTAGACGGCCATGTTGTGCTGTAGCTGGGGGAAGTAGCGCACCAAGGCATCATCGAACTTGGTGAACGAGTTGCAGTGCTTGCATTCCACAATGTCGATGGCGTCGTTATCGCCACCCGTGAACCCGTCGATATTGGCGCGCATGAACGCATGTTCGGGGTGGATGTGAGTGCCACCAGGCAGGACCGGCTTGCCGATGGCGTAGGAAAGCCACAGGCGGTTAAGAGGTTCGGTCCATGAGCCCATCTGGACAGGCAGAACCTTCGTCAGATCGTCGGACGCCTGCCGGCCAAGCTTCTCAAGGCGCAGAACTTCCAGTTCCTCGCGCACGCCCTTTGCGATTTTCACCGCGTCCGAGCCGCCGACGCCCAGCGCGCGGGCTGAGTGCCAGTCCGGCCCGTGGTCCAGTAGACCCCCCGCTTCCATATCCCCGATGTGCATGTTCATTTCCTTCTGTTTCATCGTCGGGGATCGACCCCAACTCGTCAGTGCATCGCAAATTCACGAAGCCGAGCACGGCTATACAATCCCAACCAAAGCGCGGAACCAGTACGGGATCCATCCCCATCTTTTGTGGAACTTCTTACGCATTGGCTTGCCTTCGATGAGACACATGGAAAGAGGTACGCTCACGTCACAACCCAAAGGGCAAAGAACAGACCCATGATGGCCAACAGGCTTAGAAAGTTGCCGGCGACTTGATAGAAGTTCATGGCCTACTCCGCCGCGTCCAGGCGTGCTTGTGCGTCGTTTACAAGGTCGACCCACATCTGAAGTTCTTCGTCTTTCAGTGAGATGCGCCACGTAACATTGTCACGGCGCTTTCCCTCGGGGAGTGCGTCACGCGCTGCGATATCTTCGGCAATCTCGCGGGTGATCCGGTCGCGGTTCATGTTCCCGACGCGGACGCGTTGCTGGTATCCCATGGCGTCCAGCTTGGGGGCCGGATCAATAGCCGCCAGGATCGGTGCAAAAATCGGATGTACGTTGTTCATGGCCTAGCCCTCAATCCGTTCGCAGCCTGCGCCGCCGCGCCAGACCTGGGTGGCCGCGACGAACGCTTTGGTGCGAAGCCACTTGGCCCAATTCTTCGCCTTGCGTTCAGTCTCGAAGTAAGCGGAACGTTCGATTGCGCCGGTCTGGTTGGTAAAGGTGACTTCGTAGATCATGTGGGCTGCTCTCCGTCTGTGTGTTCGTGTCCAGAGATTGCGCCTTGTGCAAGCCAGTGTCCAGAACTATTTTGGCTCGCGGTGCAAAATAATTTGCAACCCCAAAAAAAACCGCTTGCAATCCCTTAGCACAAGGCGCAAGGTTCCGGCATGACATTAGATCAATACCTGACACGCAACAAAATGACCGCAACCGAGATGGCTCAGACCCTCGGCCGCGCCATTTCCACAATAACCCGCATCCGTAAGGGTGAAATCAAGCCGGATTTCGACACAATTCAAGAACTTGTCGATGTGACGGAAGGCCTGGTTACGCCCAATGACTTTTTTGTGATGCCGGCCAAGAAGACGCGCAAATGAACCAGACTACCGCGCATGGACCCGCACTTGCGCGGCGCTCTCATGGGGTATCAGTCCCCGGCGCTCCCATGAGAGCAACCTTTTCAGACGCGTGCGCTGGCCCCCTGGCCCACGCCGCCCTCGGTAGTCACTCCGTCCACTGGTCCTCAGCTACCGAGGGCACCCCCATCCGTGATGCCCGGTTGGCATTGGCTGTTTGGCAGGGTCAGTACGCTGCCTGTGATCGTCTCCACGACTTGAGCGCCCGTTACTTGCAACCGTGTGTAAGCTACCCACGGAAGCCGGTAACGGGCCTTTTTTAGGCATAGAACACAAGGGGACGGGGGAATGTTTAGGACAATCAAGCGTTTCTGGACCCGGTACGTACTACGACGCGAAGCCGCTCGCCTTTCTACAACTGAGCGCGCGGCGCGGGGTGTGGCTCCGGTTCAACGGATTAACAAAGGCCGTCCCGTTCATGTTCCAGCGGGGAAAAAATAATGTCGGCGGGCTTCATGATTCCGGCAGCTAACGTGAAGCGTGCCACGGCTAAGAAAGCACGGGCAAATGGGAAGCGGGCGCGTAGACGCCCCGAAGCTCTCATCCAAGAGAGCGTGTGCCAGTACCTTGCCCTTCAGGAGCGCCAGGGTCGGCTGCTCTGGTTTGCGGTCCCCAATGGTGGATCGCGCAACCTGTTGGAAGCGGTGAACTTGAAGCGGCAAGGAGTTCGCGGGGGCGTTCCAGACCTGGTAATCGTGCCCAAGGTCGGACCTGTCTGCTTCATCGAACTCAAATCCAAAGATGGCACGCTGTCCAAGCTGCAAAGCCTCTGGCTTGAGAGCCTGTCTTTGTACGGATGCCCCGTAGCTGTGTGCCGGTCACTTGATGAGGTTATGCAATTCCTATTCGAGCAGGGCGTTATTCGAGAAGTCTTCTAAACCTACCGTGCCGGATGCGACGGAAACAGCATTCATTAGCCATCAACACAAGGAAAACCGTATGGCAAAGACAGAAAGAACGACGGACGGCCTACGTCTCGCTTTGTTCGAAGAACTCGACAATCTTCGTGCCGGCAAGACCACCCCGCAAAAGGCGAGCGCAATGGCCCGATTGGCGTCCACCATCGTCATGGCGAGCAAGCTTGATATTGAATATCAGCGGTTCGTATCTGCCGGCGAAAGCCAGCTGACTGCAGGAAGCCCTCGCGTCCCGAGCCTTAAGCTTGTGAAAGCCGCTTAGGTGATTTTGCCCCTCCAGCGTTGGCATGACCATCCGGGCGGCGTGTCCTTAGAGGACGCGCTTTTATTGGTTTGGTTGATGCCGGAATGGAATTGGATGCGCGATGAAGGCGTCCGCGCCGATTCTTTGCTGGAGGGGTTGCCGTCTCGGTTTAGATCGCACGAATTTAGGTTGAGCAAAGACCCAATGTTGCCGAAGCGCGCTGTTTCAAGCGCCGTGTCGCGCCCGTACGTGAGATGCCAAGCGTGCAATCGCAGAAAAATTGTATGGGCGGTCAATCACACCAGCAAACAGAACCACATACTTGCCGAGCTTCGCCGCTTTAATTCAGACATTTACGACGCGATTACGGGTCGGACGCACGTTGCTGTGTGTACGTGGTGTTCAAAGAAATACCGCGAAGAACCAGAGATGTTTTTGGTTCGATTGCTGAAAAAACAGGTCAAGGCCGCATGACCACCTTCTTTGCCAGCGTCGTCATGGGTTACCTCGGCCTCTCAGCCTACACGCGGAGAGAGTTTTACAGGCTGCTTGTGGCTTTCCTAACTGGTGCAATCGCTGCTTATCCGTGGGGTGCTTAATGGACCTTCATTCATTTCTCGCCGGCTTCGCATTTATGGGCTTCCTGATGATGTTCCTGGCCGTGGGTCTAATCATGTGGATGGGCAGACCATGACCGTCATCCAATGGATTTATGCCGATCAAGTCGATGCGTATCTGTCTCAAGGATGGATCGTAACCAAGATGATGGCGCACCACGGCGCGCGTAAAGCAGGGCGCAATTTTATGGCGGTTATAGAGTTATGAAGTACTCAGATTTTCTGGCCGGCAAGGCAATTGTTGACCCCGACACTGGAATAAAAAACCCCGTAGGCTTGTCTCCTCATTTGCGCGGGTTTCAGCGCGATATTACGAAGTGGGCACTACGTCGCGGCAGGGCTGCAATCTTTGCCGGCACGGGTCTTGGTAAGAGCTTCATGGAGTTGGAGTGGTGCAAGGCGGTCGCCGCCCACACTGGCAAGCCGTCACTGATCCTGACACCGCTCGCTGTCGCCGCTCAATTCGTGACAGAGGGCGAGAAGTGGGGAAACCCAGTAACGCACGCTCGCACTGGCGACGATATTCGTCCCGGCATTAACGTCACGAATTACGAAAAGCTTGAACACTTTGATATATCTCAATTCGGTGCCATCGTTCTGGATGAAAGCTCAATCCTTAAATCCTACGATGGCAAAACCCGTTCCCTTCTAATCAACACATGCAAGCAAGTTCCGTTCCGGCTGGCTGCGAGTGCAACCCCGGCGCCGAATGATTTTATGGAGCTTGGCAACCATGCCGAGTTCCTCGGTGTCATGTCTTACACAGACATGCTCGCCACGTTCTTTATGCACGATTCGAGCGAGACGCAGACATGGCGCCTGCGTGGTCATGCCGAGCAACCGTTCTGGCGCTGGATGTGCTCATGGGCCGTAACCCTTCGTAAGCCTTCCGACCTTGGATATGAAAACGGAGGATACGACCTCCCGCCCCTAAACCAGATCGAACACCGCGTCGATGTTGCCTACGCCCCATCCCAGGATAGCGGGATGCTATTCCCGATGGAGGCACAGACCCTTTCAGAACGCCTCGGGGCGCGACGTGGGAGCATCAAGGAGCGCGTTGCTAAAGCCGCTGCTGTTACCCCATCCGACCGCCCGTTCGTGTGGTGGTGCAACCTCAATGCGGAAGCGGAGGCATTGTGCGCGGCTATTCCAGATGCCGTCGAAGTTCGTGGATCTGATAGCGAGCGCGAGAAGGAACGCAAACTAGCGGAGTTCGCAGCTGGAAAAATCCGCGTACTTGTGACGAAGCCTTCTATCTGCGGGTGGGGCCTAAACTGGCAGCATTGCGCCGACACTGGATTTGTCGGCCTCTCCGATAGCTTTGAGCAAGTCTATCAGGCCATCCGTCGTTTCTGGCGCTTTGGGCAAACCAATCAAGTCACGGCGCACTTCATTGCCGCCGAAACCGAGGGCGCGGTAGTCGCCAATATCCGCCGCAAAGAACAACAGGCCGATCACATGGTCAGTTCGATGATTGACCATATGCGGGATTTGAACAGCGCGGCCATCGCGGGGACGACGAGAGACAAGGCTTCATATTTTCCGACAACCAAAATGGGGATGCCACAATGGATCGCAGCGTAGAGACAATCGACCAAGTTATAACATCTGACTACGCCATTTACCTTGGCGACAGTTGCGAGCTTTTGCAGGGTATCCCGTCCGACAGCATCGGGTTCGGGATTCACTCTCCGCCGTTTGAGGGGCTGTATAAATTCAGCAATTCAGAACGCGACGTTTCAAACTCCGAAGGGCCGCAATTCTGGCAGCACTACGGGTTCATCATCTCTGAATTGCTCCGCGTGACAAAGCCGGGTCGCCTTCATTCGGTCCATTGCATGAACCTCCCCACGTCGAAGATTAGGGACGGGTTCATTGGGATGCGTGACTTCCGCGGCGAAGTCGTGAGGGCTTACGAGGAAGCCGGCTGGCACATGCACTCGGAAGTGTGCATCTGGAAGGATCCCGTAGTCGCTCAGCAGCGCACAAAATCAATCCGGCTTTTGCACAAGCAAGTCGTAAAGGATTCGACGCTGTCAGGGCAGGGCCTTGCCGATTACATCGTGACGTTCCGCAAGCCAGGCGAGAACGCAGACCGTGTCTCGGGATGCTTCGACCAGTACATCGGGCCGGAAGATCAAGAACCCTCGAGGGCAAAGTACACATCCGAGATGGATGGCCGGAATTGGTACTCCATCGAAGTATGGCAGCGTTACGCATCTCCGGTCTGGATGGATATTCGCCAGGGCCGCGTTCTGCCGTTCCGGGGCGGTCGAGACGAAGATGATGAAGTCCACATCTCACCGCTGCAGCTCGATGTTATCGAGCGTTGCATCGACCTTTGGAGCAACCCCGGCGATACCGTTATTACCCCGTTTATGGGTGTTGGTTCTGAGGTCTATTGCGCCGTTCAGATGGGCCGCAAGGGGCTTGGGATCGAACTGAAGCCAAGCTACTTCCGGCAAGCCGTCGAGAACGTAGCCAATGCCAGCGCGAGTAAAAACGATATGCCGTTGTTCGCGGTGATTAATGGGGGCGCGGCATGACACCCGCACTATGCAAGCGCGCCGAGCGTGCCGTTACTTACGCTAATGGGTCCGCCGCTCGTCACAAGGCATCATTGCGTAAACGCCGAGAGGCTCAACGTCTTGTCGCCCTGTGTCTCGTCCAAGAGATCAGGTCAAAAGGCGGATACGTTCCGAGGAAGATCGAAACCGTACTGAGGGGGAACTAATGCCAAACATCAGCAGAGGCCGCGCCGCGCTTACATGGTACGCGGATCGTGAAAAGAGGGCCGAACTAAAGGACGCAGAGAAAGCCGCTAAGTCGGCCCAAAATAAGGGCCTACAGCGCAAGTCCATGAAGTACCCAGGCTCATACACTGAGCATGAAAGAGAAGTCCTGCGGGCTTATTATTCGACGTTGGGGGCCGATCTACTGGCCGAGCGCCTTGGACGTACCCCGGCAAGTGTCGGGACCGAGGCCAATAGCATGGGCCTGAGGTTTGGCAAATGATCGGCCCCGTATCTCGGATCATGGAAGAAGTCGCGCGCAAGCACGGGCTTACCATCGAGGACCTAAAGAAGCGCACCACCAGCCCGCGCTACGCCTGGCCGCGTCAGGAGGTGATGTACCGCTGCGTCACCGAAACCAAGGCACCGTATCGCACCATTGCGGCTGCGCTTGGACTGAAGGATCACAAATCAGTGGTGGTTGGCGTACCACTCCACGCGGAGCGGCTTGTGTGGCTTACCAAGATGACCAGCCAGTTATCCCCACTGCGCTGAGATATCCACAGGAAAGACTATTTTACTTCAACGTCCTGTAGGGCATCCTAATGCGCGAGGTGAACACAAATGGCACGACCTGACACATGGATGCCGATGTACTGGCGAGACTTCTGGGCGGATACCGGCCACCTGTCACCCGTTGAAGGATGGGCCTACATCAACCTGATTGGTGCTTACTGGACCATTGGAGGCCCGCTAGAGAACGATGACGCTCGACTTGCTAGGCAGGCCAAGGTCAGCCCGAAGGAATGGAAGGCGGCGCGTCCTGCCGTTATCGCGTTCTTTTCCGTGGATGACAAACTGATCCATCAGAAGCGGATTGACGCCGAGCTTGCCGTAGCCGTAGCCAGACACGCAGCTAAGGTCAAAGCAGGGACAAACGGAGCGCAAAAGAGATGGCAAAACGATAGCAGAGCTATAGCAGACCCATCTCTCAGCCATAAGCAAACCGATGCACAACTACAACCACACTCATCTAACGATGAGACAGAAGCTAAAGCTTCTGTGGCGCAAGCGCCCAAATCCACGAAAGGAACTCGTCTTGCAAACGATTGGAAACCTAGTGAAGCAGATCGAACCTATGGCCGTAAACTCGGATACGCAGATACGGAGTTCGACGCGGAGTGCGGAGAGTTTAGAGCCTATTTCACAGGGCCAAACGCCACCAAGCCGGTCAAAAAATGTTGGGCTAGTGCCCTTGAACGATGGCTTCGCGAAAACGCCAGCCGCCGTTTTGCGAAGCGCAATCGCCCAGGACAGTCCGGCGGAAACAAACGCGGCCCTGGAAGCATACTTGCCGCGCTCGGTTCGGTCTTGGATCGACAGGACGGAAACTCGCGAGACGTGGGAGAAGTTGCCGAAAATGCGCCAGTATTTACCGGAGCCGACGCGCCCGGAACCTCTGCCGCAGGACGAGCATCAGAAGGCTTTGGCGGCGGTGAAGGCAACGTTATCAACGGTGAATGGAGCCGAGTGCAGGAAGCTCCTAGCGGAGATGAAATACCTCACGCGGCAGCGGGCGGAATCTACTGAGGACATTGCCGCGCAGATCGAGATTTACGCGCGGAAGATGGAATCATACCCAGCCGATATTGTGCGCTACGTGATTAAAACGCAGATTGACAACAGCCCGTGGTGGCCGGCATGGAACGAACTCAAGGACAGGCTTGATTTGTTTCTGAGCGCCCGGAGCCGGAAGCTTATTGCGCTGACGACGCAGCCATGATTTACACCGGATCAGGCGACCTACCCCGTCATCTTTACGTCTACGTTGACCGCTCGTTTATTCGCCGCGACGGTACGGGATTTGAACCCGCTGTGTGGTTTGGCCTTACCGCAAAGTTTGGCGAGATGTGGGGCGCAAATTTGATGCTGGAATGTGGGGCGATCTACCGCAACGTTCCGTTGCACGCGCTGGCCTTTAGACCCAACCCGGACCCAGATTGGAGCGAACAAAGCGCCCAAGCTTGGGACTGCTACGGGGCTCAGTTCTCGGTGATCGAATACCGATATCTGACCAACGTACAGGCGGAAATCCGCAAGCCTGCAAAGCTGATGGGTTCGTACCTGTTCACGGCCATTCCGTTGTTTGACGGCTATACGCGCCACCCCGGCCAGTCGAAAGAGTTTGTGTTTCTTGAGCTTGAGAACGGGCGTTTGTCCTGTAAGTCCACGGACATGCTGATCTTCCACGACAAATCATTCTGCACGCCGTCGTGGCCGACCGATCTACGCCGGCAAGTGGACACCTACCATTGCGAAATGTCGGCTGTAGCGGACATTGTTGGGAAAAGGATCGAAGGATGACCAAGACAATCCCCGAAATAGACGATGAGATGGTTGAGCGTGCGTTTAGGTGGCTGAACGAAAACGCATGTTTTGGCGGTGAGCCGTTTTCGGAAAGCCGCCGTCAGGTTCGATGTGCATTGGAAGCCGCCCTTACAGAACCCGAGATAGAGGTGACTGAGACCATGGCCGAAGCTGGTTGGAGCGCGTCTTGCGAGGGATACAACAGCGCCATCAAAAGGAATGCCGCCGTCTACCGCGCCATGGTTAAGGCCGCGCCTGGGGGTATTCCTCACGCCATTAACTCTGTAACGATAATATGAAAATAGGCTTCATCGGCTTATCAAAAATTGCTGCCGGTTATGAGGATCCCAAAGAAACGCATTTAGGGGCGATCCTGCGCGCCAATCCAAAAGCCAACCTCGTATGCTTTGACCCTGATAAAAACGCCCAGGTCGCCGCAAAACAAAGATTTGGGACCATCCACATCGCGGATGAATTAGACGCCTTGAAATGCGATGTGGTGCTTATATCTTCCCCGACGCAAACCCATTATCAGCACGTTACAAAAGCCCTCACACAACGGCACAAGCCCGTAGTGGTTTGCGAAAAGCCCCTGGCTCCCACATACGAGCAGGGCCGCGAGCTTGTGGAAAGGGCAGATCAATCCGGTCAAACCCTAATCGTCAATTTTCAGCGCCGATGGCTTCCGGGTGTTTTGCAATGGTGCGCAGCTGCCAACCAAGGCCAATTCGGTAGACGAAGGGCGAGCGTGTTTTACGTTGGTCCCGAAACACGGGAAAGGTTTATCGCCTCGGCAAGCCACGCCTTGGACATTGCCGGGGCGTGTGGCGTGACGGCAGAGAATATCGACGTTTACCCGTATTTTGATTTTTCTGTCGAGGTTAGGTGCGAGCAAAGCAGCCTAACACTCCGCAAAATCGGGGACCTTGTGCCCGTTTGGGAAAATATCTTTAACCACATCGCCAAAGGAGATTCATTGCCGTGCCGCGCCGCAGACCATCTCCCCGGAATGAAACTCGTG